AGTCAGAATTGACGTATAAATACAATGGGACAGGTTTCCCATAATACGATCAATACATCGCAACACTATTAATACGGAGAATACAATGGTAGATTTCGCAAAACTCAAGGAAATGCGCGGGCAGAAGTCCCTCGCCGGTCTTACAGCGGAGCTGGAGAAACTAAACTCAAAATCAGAGCGTAAGTCAGACGAGCGTTTTTGGGCGCCGACTGTCGACAAGGCTGGAAACGGCTACGCCGTCATTCGCTTTCTTCCGGCTCCCGTCAGTGAGGACGTTCCCTTTGTTCGCATCTTCGATCACGGCTTTCAGGGACCGGGTGGGTCTTGGTACATCGAGAACTCTCTCACCACGATCGGCAAGAAGGATCCAGTCGGTGAGCTCAACTCCGCTCTCTGGAACTCCGGCATTGAGGCCGATAAGGATACCGCTCGCAAGCAGAAGCGTCGTCTTCATTTCATCTCGAACATCTACGTGGTTGAAGACAAGGGTAAGCCTGAGAACGATGGTAAGGTCTTTCTGTACAAGTATGGCAAGAAGATCTTCGATAAGCTCAATGAGGTGATGAACCCTCAGTTCCCGGACGAAACGCCCATGAACCCGTTCGATCTCTGGGAAGGTGCAAACTTCGCGCTGAAGATTCGCAACGTTGAAGGATATCGTAACTACGATAAATCTTCGTTCATGGCTCCTGGCCCGCTTAATAAGAGCGACTCGGTCATGGAGGGTATCTACAACAAAGAACACTCTCTGCAGGAGTTCCTGAAGCCCGAGAACTTCAAGAGCTATGACGAGCTGAAGGAGAAGCTGAATCGCGTACTGGCAGCTCCGATGGAGGGAATGTCTCGCAGCGCGATGGAGCAGGAGGATACCGCTCCGGCCCCAACCTTCAAGTCAAAGCCGGCGCCGGCTCCCGCAATGAATGAGACCGATGATGACGATCTTGAGTTTTTTAAGAAACTAGCAAGCGACTAAGAGAAAAGGGAGACTTCGGTCTCCCTTTTTTTATGGCCTATAGGCAGAACCTATTTGCATGCCAAAGATTTCTTGCATTATATTTGCGGGAGGCATGGCTGCTGGGACGCGGTTATCCATATAGTTATCACGGTTGAACTGAGGGTTGTTGCCACGATTCTGAGTATTCAGAGAACTGAATAGACTTCCAACCAGACCCATTATTCCGGCGCTGTTCTGTGGTACCATCGTTCTAGCGCCGCCCATCGCCAGAGCGCTGAGTATTCCAGCCATAGGGCCAATGCCTGGCATAGTAGCAGCAGCTCCCATCATGGTTGGGATATTAGAGCCGCGACCAGGTGACATTGTCGCTGACACACCTCTCATTGTAGCCTGCATTGGATTAAAAGCAGGTTCCATCAGCCTACCGCGAGGTGCTTGTCCCATCGCACCAGCTGGTCCCATCGCACCAGCTGGTCCCATCGCACCAGCTGGTCCCATTGCACCAGTTGGTCCCATTGCACCAGCTGGTCCCATCGCACCAGCTGGTCGTCGACCAGCTAGTGCGCCACTTACCCGCGTATATCCTATTTTTTCAATGTGTACAGGATCACTGCCTCCAAATGGGATAGCCAGTCCATATCTCTGTAATATTCCTGACATCTGTGGTGCCTGCGGAACATCAATTGCCTCTCCATCAGCATGAGAACTTCCATGTCCACCACCCGGAACATCATACTCTCTTCCATTATATGTTATTTTTTGTGGTGTTCTAGGCTTAGCTGGCATATATATGCCGGGCTCTCTTAATATATTTCCTCTTACCCATAACTCGGCTTGCTTTTTATCGTCTCTAACTGCCGATGTTATTGTTACTGGCTGACCATATTCTTCAGCTGCAGCAGAGAATTTTGATAGAAGATCTTTATCAATAGAAGATATATTTACACCAGATCCAAGCCTGACATTGGCTGGCAGCGTGGTATTATTACTAGCTGGCGCACCACGACTTACGTCTTTAGCCTCGCCTGCGCTTGGGTTAGGAGCTGCGAAGTTACGTCCAGGCTCAGCACCCTTTTCAACCGGCACGGCACCAGGCACACTGGGTTGTCTACCGGTTTCATCCGTTGCGCCCGGAGTTACGCCGGCCGTTTTAAGTAACGCTTCAGCATTAGCTATTCTCTGAGCGCGATGTGCTCCGCTAGATCTTTCATATAATTTATCAAATACTATTGCAGCTTCACGTGCACTCTTAGCCGCCTTTAGTGCCTCACCACTTTTTTTCTCGGTATTGTTTAATTCCCAGTGAATAAACTCTAGCTGTTCTTTAAATCCTGCTTCGCGTATATCTTTGCCATATGTGCGCTTAAAATCAGCCTGACGAGGAGGATGCCATTGCGCAATACCATATGCTTTGCCACCATCACCAACAGCATCAGTCTTCATGCTAGGACCAGACTCAGCCTGTAGATTTCCAACGATACCGGCTGCCTGATCAACTGTCCATTCCTTGCTTGTTAAAAACTGCATTGCTTCAGTCGTGCTACCAGTTTCACCGACACCCTTTAGACCAGCAGTGTCTAAGTTTATACCACCAGCGCTTGGCTTATTTTTACTCATCATTTTTTCATTCAATGTAGTATCAGTTTTTGAATCAGCTTGCTCAACTGGCTTTGTAACTTCACCTCTAGCCATTTTAATTGCATCAGACTCTTGAGGACCTTTACCAGATGAAGCAGCTTTATTTTCATCCTTTGAGTCTGGGCTAGTTAAAAAATCTAAAAGTAGATCAGCTATAGTTATAATATCCGCTATCAATAGTCCAGCACTTACAAGCGAAACTATCCATCCCGCTGCCGGTACTGTTGCGCCTGCTGCAATTACTCCTACCTTTGCAGTTATACTCTTTACTATTGCGGCGCCTGCTTTTTTCTCGACAAAAGCCATAAACTTAGAAAACATACCGGAGCTAAGAGTCTTATTTCCCAGATTACTTATTGCTTTTGATATTCTTGGATCTACTAAATCTAAAGCTTTAGTGGCCAGGCTGCCGGCAGCTGAACCAACTGAAGATATACCTGATACGATTGCACTACCCGCTCTTGCAAAGAGTCCCGGTTTAGATGCCGGTGTAGCTGCCGTGGGAGTCTTAGGCACTGAGCCGGCGGCTGCGGTAGCAGCTACACCGGTACCTGTTACTGCTCCAAGAGCAGTTCTTATCATGGAACCCATTGAGCCCATCACAGCTATCATAGCTCTCCCTACAGCGGCATCAACTATGTCTCCCAGTAGAGAAGATTGCTTAATCTTATCTGATTCTATTCCTTTTAATTTATTTTCAGTATTTTTTTTAAAATCGTCGAACTTTTTAGTAAGCTCACCAAGCATTCCGAGAGCATGTATGGTCTCGGCGCGCATCTCATCTATCTTCTTATCTAGAAGACTTATCGATACAGCCTGTCTCTGTATGTTCTGATAATTTTCTTCAATCTTTTTGTTATTAGAAGCTCGATCTATAGTAGACTTGTTGGTTGCTGAAATACGTTTTATAAATGCATCTAGAGCTTTTGACAGACCACCAGTAGCACCATCACTTTTTTCACGAGCCATCTCCCTGCCACTCTTTTTTGTGGCCGGTGCAACGTCCATGAATCTATAGAGACCCTCATTAGGATCAAACTTCTTAGATTTTGGTTTGCTCTGTCTTGGTTTCCTAGCCATTAGCTATTATTTCTTTGCTTCTCTTCTAGCTCGCTGATATGATCTTTCAGCATGTTTACATATATGTCAAGCTCGAATGGTATAAGATTCTCAAGATCTGTAATTGAATATTTATGATGCTGAGCCAGAGCAAATATAGTCTTGTAGTAATTCTCTAACGTGTTATGACTCAGCCCAACGTAAAAAAATCGTTTAGAGTCTTTAGCTCAATCTTGCGCTCGTTTCCAAGTGAGTTCTTATAAGTCAGAGTATACTTCATGCTTGGCGCTGACGACAAAAACTCTTGAATCTTTTCAAAGGTCTTTACATCCAGTCCGTCTATGAAGTCTCTGAGCTGTTCTTTAGTATAGCTGGCAGGATCAAACATCTCGTCTCCACCGTAGACCTTATCCACACATCTGACCATCAGCTCAAACATGGCGTCCTGACCAAGCGATAGAAATTCTTTATCGTCGTATAGAGACGCGCTTGGATACCGCATTATTATTCCAGTCTTATCGTTTATCTTGATATTATTGTCGACATTCTTTGGAAACTCGACTTCGACAGTATTGATATCTACCTCAAACTTATACTCTTTATTATCCTCAAGATCCTTAAACCCCAACGGTATCTTGTTCCCTACCGAGCTTGATCTGATCTTTAGGAATATATACTCCAGATCAAATATAGTTATCTTATTTACATCGAAACCTTTTTCCTGGCAGCAATTATTGACTACCTGCTTGATCGCGCCGAGTATGTCCTTGCTGTCACCCGATGTCTTAGCCATAAGAAGTATTTTCTCTTCTTTGACTAGAAACGGCCTAAAAGCTAGTTGTTTCTTTGTCGATGGTACTGTTATTTTAAAAGTTGGATGACTTATCTTTGGAAGTGTCATTGTAAAACTCCATTGCTATTGAATATTATTAATTTGAAAAGCGATTTTTTATACGGTTAGCTGCTACAGTCAAAGTAGCGTTTGCATTTTGTCCACGTGCTGGGATTATCAATGGGTCTACTGATCCTGCCTTAACCGACCCATCCGTGGTAATAACATTTGTGAATCTCCAATGTCTAAACGTGAATGTTACTGTCACTCTCTTGAGCTGATTGTCGTCGGCCCACGACAGAGCAATGTCATTCATGCTGACTGGATATGAGTCTATCAGTTCTACCATTGTAGAAGACTTTCCATCATTATCATACACTTTTATCTTAGTATCGACAGCATAGTCAGACATATAGTTAGAACGATAGTTTAGATTTGATTCACGACCACCGGGGTCTATGGGTGAATAAGCAAATACATTGTTAAGCCAATTATAAAAGAATATCCATACCAGACTTTCCTTATCAGCGATAAAGCTCATTGACGTATCAGTAAAGTTTGCGTTGTATGGAAACTTTTGCGGCGGCCCATATCCATATCTATTTATCTGCGAGGTAAGCATAGTCACACCAGGTGCGCGCACAGATTCGGCTCTAAAGCTTAAAGTTTTTCCGAATGTAACCTGCGGTCTGCGATAGTTATCAACTACTACCTCTGTATTATAGAGTACTCGCGGTATCGGTATATCTACCTCAAACTTATTTGTAGGCAGTGTTCCAGTTTTAGAGAGATGAGACTTGAAAATCGCTACATCAAACACCATTAGATTGTTATCCTCGTCGCGCTAACGCTGTCTCTGTGTACTTGATTTATTGGCTTCTTCATGAATCTTTCTGTTGGCAGCATCAGCGCCTTGTCCCAGTTTTCAGGATCTATGTATATAAACTTCTGCATGATGTGTTCTGAGAGGTATCTCTTCACGCACGGTTTGAAGTATCTCATTCTAGATGCAGATTCTAACAGCTGGTAGGTTACTCTAAGTCTAGTGGTCTTGTCTTTCTTATTGTTATTTATTGTATAGTATAGAGCGTCCATAAGATTAACTCTATAGTTTCTTGGAAGATAGTGTAGGTTTAAACCCAGAAAGCCGTCTGAGTATAGCTTTATGGGAAATACCAAAGGAAATATGTCATAATATGGCAGAGTCTGCTTATGCTTAGGATTATAGAAAAACATAAACATCTGGCCTATGTTCTGAGCATTGAGAGTACTGCGTAAATTCTTTACGTCTATGATCTCATTATTGTTGACTTTCTTAATACGTGATGCCTGATCTCTATACCAGATTCTCGAGCTTTTCTCACTAGCCTTTACGTTAGAAGATTGCTCTGCTATGGTTTTAAATACTGTTGTTACCATGATATTCCAAGATGCTTCTCGGTGAAAACCTGAAATAACCATCCGCGGTCTAGACAATACTCTTTTGCGGCATTCCACTTGGCTTCATTTACACCCCAAGTATAGACTTCGGTTATATACCGTTTTGTGACCTTACCTGGATGCTTGGGCAGTCTGGTTTGCTTCTCAGGCTTTACCTCGATCATTACGGTCTTGATTGACCCGTCTTTTTCTTTCTTTTTGACCAAAAAGTCCGGAAAGTATCTATGAATTTTCCTGTCAACTGGGGATCTATATGGTATGAAAAATTCTTCTGACTGCCAACTGATAACATCTGAGTGACGATCCAGATAATTCATAAGCTTAAGCTCCCAGCTAGATCTATAGACTATCTGAGCTGGGTTTCCCTTGTACTTCTCTGGAAAATATGGCTTGAAGAAACCTTTCATGAACTCTATTTATTCATGATAAATAGAAAAAACATCTCAAGGTTACAGAAACAAATGGCTAAGACTGCTATAGATACACTTCTATCTGGAATTGGGGTTGCAAGAGAAAGTGTTCCTGTTCGTGGAACCCTCGTCCTGGCGGGAGGTGCAACGGTAGGTTTAGGTGTTATGAATAATAGAAGAGCCTTTTCCCCCCAAAACATTAGTAGAATAATTCCGCGTAATTTGAAATTTCCAAGTGACTTAGATAGCTATAATCTAAGTATGAGCTTTGACATAATGGAATATAAAAGACGCTCAATATTCAAGCAACCATATATTAAGCCAAAGGGAACAATTAGATTACCAGTCGCTAAAAATATAGCTGATAAATTCAAATTAGACTATTCTGAAAAAGGTCAATCTCCATTAGTTGGCGCTGTTGTAGAACAATTATTAGGGCTTGAGCAATTTAACAGTGGAATTGTAAACAATCTTGGAAGTTTTGTTTCTAATATTGCTTCAACTGGGCAAGGTTTTTTGCAAGGTCTTGGAATAGAAGAGCTTAGAACAACCTTTCCTGAAATTGGTAAAGCTCTTCGTACTGAATTAAGTTTAGAAGATGTGATTCAACCACTTGGTCTTGCAGTCAATCCATTTCTTACTGTGATGTTTGATAAGCCAACATTCAAAACACACACTTTTACTTGGAAATTTATACCACGTAATCCGGCTGAAGCTAGAGAAATTAATAAGATTATAACTTTATTCAAATTTGCACTATTACCAGATATAGCAAATGAAACTAGTGGAACTCTACTGAATTATCCGGACATGATTCAAGTTGGTTTCTTTGGTGGAGATAATTATTTGTATAGATTCAAGCCGTGCGTTATAACTGATTTTTCAGCAAACTATGCACCAGCTAATACTCCATCGTTCTTTAAAGGTTCTCAAAATGTACCAACGGAAATTGAAGTTAGCATGACACTCAAAGAGATTGAGTATTGGACTAAAGTGGATTTTGAACCTTATGAAGAGCCAGAAAACAGAAATGTCCTTCCAAATACTGGTGGCTTTAGTCCAAATAACCCATAGATATAAGATATGTCCGAAAAATATTTCTCTAAGTTTCCACTTATTACTTATAATAATCAGCTCGCTGTAGACATTACCGAGCGAGTGGTGATTCGTGACTTCCCATCAAAAAATAATTTTCTATACTATCCTTATGATCTTCAGAACAACGAGCGCCCTGATCAGCTAGCCGATCGTATTTTTAATGATGAATATATGAGCTGGATAGTATATATGTCCAATGGCATGACCGATCCATACTATGATTGGTATATGCCAGATGATACGTTCAATAACTATCTTCTAAAGAAATATGGAAACACAGACAAGATAAGCTCAAAGGTCGCATACTATAGAAACAACTGGTATGATGATACAGATGTTATAACGATCGCTGAGTTCAA